GGAGGAAATGCTTGAACGCCTTGAAAAAGAACCTGAAAGACAATACAACTGGATACGTAAAAACTACACCAGAGAATGTAGCAGAAGCAAATGAAGCATTGTTTCGTGCTACAATGAACTTACCTGCTGCTGCCGCTCATTGTGGCATGACAAACAAGGAAATGAAACTGACCTTCTGGGAATACCTTAAATATCATGACAAAGACTTTGAAATCACTGAAGACACCTTTAAGATATCCTGGCGGGAAGAGTAGAGCACTTCCTAAGATCTTTCAATACATGCCCAACCTAAAAGACTACCATGAGTTTCGGGAACCTTTTATTGGAGGAGGTTCTGTAGCACTTGAAGTTACCAAGCGTTATCCTGGTATTCAGATCTGGGTGAATGATCTTTACAATCCTCTGTATAATTTCTGGTCTATTCTTCGTGATGAATCTCAGGAATTGTATGAAGTTCTGAAAGGATACAAAGAAGATTATGACACCCCAGAACTTGCTCGTGAGTTGTTCAATCTAATGAAGTATCAACTCAATGATGAAAATACAGAAGATTTTTATAGAGCAGTTGCTTTCTACATCATCAACAAGTGTTCTTTCTCTGGTCTGACTGAGAGTTCTTCTTTCTCCCAGCAGGCAAGTGTCAGCAACTTCTCAATGAATAATATTGAGAAGATCCCAGAGTATGGCAAGTTGATCAAAGATTGGTATATAACTAATTGGTCCTATGAAGATCTGCTGACGGACAAGAAGAATGTATTTGTTTATCTTGATCCTCCTTACGACATTAAGGATAACCTCTATGGGAGAAAGGGATCAATGCATAAAGGATTTGATCACGATAAGTTTGCTGCTGATTGTGATCGCCACCTTTGTCCTCAACTAGTTTCTTACAACAATTCTAACCTCGTCAAGGAGCGGTTCCAGGGGTGGACAGTTGGAGAATTTGCACATACCTACACCATGCGGTCCACTGGATCGTATACAATAGATCAAGCGTCACGAAAGGAACTCGTCCTTTACAACTATGAAAATTAAAGTTCAAATGTATGTTGCTGGTCGTCTCTTTGACGAAATCGTAGAAGCGGCAAATTATCAAGATGCCCGTAAAACTGCCCTTGCTCGCAATCCTACTGCTAAAGTTGTAAATGTTACTGCCGTTTTCAAATGAAATATCTGCGTATATCTTGGAGACTCTGGTGCAAGGCGCTTGGACAGAAAGCGTCTAACTGTGACATAGAATCTGATAAGGTTGCGATCATTCGCACCCTTATCTTTTTGTCATATATGATTACTAATATTGCTATTGTTGCTAACGCTGTGAGACACTGGAATGACATACCAACTGAAAGATTACCTGTACTCAATCAACCAATCCAAGAAAAGCATTCTTGATGGCGATACTGATGCTGAGCGAGGGTATCCTCCTTATATTATTAATCGTTGCCTTTCTTCTTTTTCTGATACTATCTTGTTTGCAAACGAACTAAACAAGAATCCGCATCTTCCTAAGAAAATGCAATATGATTTTTTACTAAATAGTGTCAAACCAAGGAAAAGATTTTCTCCTTGGGCACGTAAAGATTCTATTGATTATCTTGATGTAGTTAAAGAGTATTATGGTTATAATGACGATAAAGCTCTCCAAGCACTCAGGATTCTCACCAAGGATCAGTTAGATCATATTACAAAGGTATTGAATAAGGGTGGAAGAAAATGAGTGGCGAAACTGAAATTCAGTGGAAACAAACTGATATGGTTGAAGTGGTTCTTGGCGAACCAGATGACTTTCTAAAAGTGAGAGAAACTCTCACTCGTATTGGAGTCGCCAGTAAAAAAGAAAAGAAACTATATCAATCTTGTCATATCTTGCATAAACAAGGAAAGTATTATATTGTTCATTTCAAAGAACTCTTTGCTCTTGACGGAAAGAATACAAATCTTTCTTTGAATGATGTTCAAAGGAGAAATAGAATTATCAAACTTCTTTCTGACTGGGGACTCATTACTATTATCAATCAAGATTCTGTTGAAGATCTTGCGCCACTCAATCAAATCAAAGTACTTGCTTTCAAAGAAAAGGACGAATGGACACTAGAAAGTAAGTATAATATTGGTAGAAAAAAAGTAGAAGTTCAGTAAACCGTAGTGTTCATGGGGGTTTTCAGCACCCCTGTTTTTGTAAGTACGATTATAATTATTAGTGTGATGCCTAACGGGTCACATGTAAACGTCGCTTATTAAGAGGACAATGGTAAACATCAATTGGGAACACTACACACCATATTCTATTGGTTTTGATGAAACATTCAGTAGACTGGAAGCTCTTGCGGGAAGTGGATCAAGCTACCCTCCATACAATGTTGTTGACGGAAGTAATGGCAGAACCATACTTGAAGTCGCTCTGGCTGGATTTGCAAGCGAAGATATTGAAGTTGAAACTGAACGAAATGTTCTGACAATTTCTGCTCGCAAAAAACCGCCAGATAAAGAAAGAAAATATTCCCACAAAGGAATTTCTTATAGAGCATTCTCACGCAACTGGCAGATGACAGATGATGTAGAAGTTGAAGATGTCAAGTTTGTTGATGGACTCCTTACAGTTACTCTCGTCAAAAATCTACCAGAGAAACATAAGAGAAAAAAGTGGTTCTAAATAATGATGATGGGTGCTTGACAGCACCCTTTTTTGATGCTATCCTAGAAAATATCTGAATAAAAACTATGTCTGAATTTGAAGAAAAACTAAAAACAAATCACAATATTAGAGTTGTAAATCTTACTACTGGAGACAATGTTCTCTGTGTCTTTGGCGAGATTCGTAATCCAGATAATGAAGAGCGAGTACTTGGATACAAGATGCTATATCCATTCAAACTTATTCTTGGAGAACCCGCTGATGATGGAACCGTGCCTGTACGATATATCCGTTGGTGTCCGTTTAGTCCTACAGAAGAGCATCGTTTAAGTGGTGAGCATATTATTAGCGTTGTCTTTCCTGACAATAGTATTCTTAATAACTTTGTTGATCGTCTGAATTCTATTGGAATTCCAAACGATAAAATTTTCTATCCCGAGGAGGAAACTGATGGAGATAACAGCGAACCTGCTGAAGCTGGCGAATGATTGGATTATTGCTCAGGTAGAACCAGTTGAAGGGGACACTTTGCCAGGTGACCCCGATGTATGGATGATTCAACCATACGTGCTAGACTGTGAAGGTCAGATCAGTCCATGGGCACCTTACGCTGATGAGCGTGAATTCAATGTCAGATCTTCTGACTTGATTGTTGTTACTAATCCAAGCAAGTCTTTACTTGCTCGTTATCTTGAATGTCTTGAATGAAGTTTTACACAAACGTTGAACAAGCTGGCAACCGTTTGCTAGTCCGTGGTTATGAAAATGGCAATCGTTACAGCGCAAGAGTTCCATTTAATCCTACGCTGTATCTGCCTACAAAGAACTATTCAGAGTGGCGTACCCTTGAAGGTGACTGTGTTGAACCTCATAAGTTTGGATCTATCAATGAGGCGCGTGACTTTGTAAAACAATACAAAGAAGTGGAAGATTTTCAGATTTATGGAAACTCTCGTTTCCTATATCAATTTATTGCTGAAGAACATCCTGAAGAGGAAATCAAATTTGACAGTAGTAAGATACGTGTATTTACAATTGATATTGAAACTGCCGCTGAAAATGGTTTCCCTGACATTGAAACTGCTGATCAGGAGATCCTTGCTATCAGTATCAAAGATAGCTTCTCTGGTCGCATTACCGTGTTTGGATCACGCCCATTCAATAACATAGATTCTATGGTGGACTACATGCATTTCCAATCGGAAGAAAGCATGTTAGGAGCATTCCTCAATTACTGGCAAGAAAACTTTCCAGATGTAATTACTGGTTGGAATGTGCATCTATTTGATATACCATACATCCATAATAGAATTGATCGTATTCTTGGAAGTAATTATGTAAAACTTCTCTCTCCTTGGAAACTTGTATCTCAGCGTGAGATCTTTATTAAAGGTCGTAAGAACTTTTCTATTGACATGCTTGGTATTTCTACACTTGATTATCTAGATCTGTATAAGAAATTTACTTATACAAACCAAGAGAGTTATCGTTTAGACCACATCTGCAATGTGGAGTTGGGCGAGAAGAAACTTGATCACTCTGAGTACGATACGTTCAAAGAGTTCTATGATAATGATTGGCAAAAGTTTATTGAGTATAATATCCATGACGTTCGCCTTGTGGATAAACTTGATGACAAGATGAAGCTGATTGAACTTGCTTTCACCATGGCATACGATGCTAAGGTAAACTATGAGGATGTATTTTCTCAGGTTCGTATGTGGGATAACTACATCTACGTTGAATTGTTGAAGCGTAAGATTGCCATTCCTCCCAAGAAAGAAAGTGCAACTAAGACTGAAAAATATGCTGGTGCATATGTGAAGGAGCCTATTCCTGGTTTCTATGACTGGGTTGTAAGTTTTGACCTGAACTCTCTGTATCCTCACCTGATTATGCAGTACAACATCTCACCAGAGACCCTGATGGATACCAGACATCCTAAGGCAAATGTAGATCTCATGCTTCAAAAGAAGATTGAGATTGATGGTGAGTATGCTGTATGTCCTAACGGTGCTCAGTATCGTAAGGATAAGCATGGGTTCTTGCCTGAGATGATGAGAAAGATGTATGATGGTCGTGTGATCTTCAAGAACAAAATGCTTGAGGCAAAGAAGCAGTATGAGAAAACTCCTACTGTGGAACTGATGAAAGAGATTGC